TTGAAAGTATTAGACAGATTCAATCTGTTCTAGAATACGTTATAAAGAATAATAAATCATTGCTTATTATCGCAGATATGGAACAAGTAGTATTATCTACTTTAGCAATGAACAAATCAAAAGGTAACATTAAAATCAATGTTATCAATGCGCCAATTTTTGGCGTTAATAGAAAAGAAATATTTGATGACTTAGCTTTATTAACAGGAGCTACTTTAATAAATGAAGATCTTGGAGACGATTTAGATTTGATCCAGCCAGAGTTATTAGGTTCTTGTCTTAAGAGCATCACTAACCACGAAGAAACAATCTTACACGTCGGTGAATCAACAGAAGATGTATTGGCTATTATAGATGATATTAAAAAATCATTACTAGATAATCATCCTACTCACACAGTTATCAAACTAGAAAAAAGATTAGCTAGACTTACTGCTAAAATTGCGGTTGTAAAAGTTGGCGCTAATTCAGAAATAGAATTAAAAGAAAAAGCAGATAGAGTAGAGGATGCAATATGCGCAACTAAAGCGGCTATTAAAGAAGGTATTGTTCCCGGTGGTGGTATCGCTTTATTGAATGCGTCGTATAACATTGCAGCAAAATCTATAGGCGAAGAAATACTTATGGACTCAATACGAGCTCCATTTAAGACAATACTAGACAATGCTGGCATAGAATTCGATTCTATTAAAACATTATCTAAAACAGGCTTTGGATTAGACGTAGTGACCGGTAAAGAAGTTAATATGATTAAAGCTGGTATTATCGATCCATTGTTGGTTACTAAAAGTGCTTTAAGAAATGCAGCTTCAGTAGCCACAACTATATTGTCAACGGATTGTGTCATTAACAATATGAGAATGTAATGAAAGCAATTGGAGTAAATTTAGTTATACAAAAAGTAAAAGAAGGCACAACCGCTACAAAAGGCGGTTTGTTGCTTGCTGAAAGTCATAGAGAAGATATTAGATATATTGAAGCTAAAGTTATACAAGTTGGTGATCAAGTTGTAGGAGTTAAAGAAGGTGATAGTATATTCTACGATAGACACGCTGGGCACAAAATAGAAGTCAATAAAGAAACTTACCAAGTTATAAAACTAGGAGACGTAGTTATTGTATTATGATACGGTTAGAAGCGTCCGATATTAAAGATCTTGGTTTATTAAAACATTATAGAATAATACGAAGATGGGCTTGTAGAAATAATGATTTAACAGATGCTGATTTGGAGCTGTTAATTTATTTTGACTGCATGGAATTCTTTACAAAACAAGATTATAAAATAGGTACTTACGCATATAGTTGGGATAATAAACGCTGGAACAATTTGTTGAAAGAGGGTTGGATTGTGGTATGGAGACCCAGAAACCACACAACGCAAAAATATAACATATATAAAGTTTCATTTAAGTGTAAACAACTGATAAGCAGAATGTACCGTATAATGCTTGGTAAAGAAGATATACCAACGAGTAGTCGAAATACTATAATGAATGGTAAAACATACACAGATACAGTATTAATTACTGCAATAGAAAATACTAACAAAGATAAAACAAGACACAGTTATGATAAATGACGTATACAACAACCAAGCTGTAGATATTATGGCAGGAGAACCTGTACCGGGCAACCCTAGAACTATGCAACCGACCGGTATTAGCCCACAAGCATTTTCAAACCCAGCAACAATACAAAATATGTTTGGACAACCAAATCCTGGAACTTTCACAAGATCTTTAGGTATGACTCCGCCAGTTGGAGTAGAGCAACCAATAACACCAACCTACGACTTATCAAACCAATAATTATGAATTTAAACGAACAAAAACTTAAAACAGCTGAACACGATAGAGAGGCTGCTTTATCTGGATTAGGAGCAAATGTATTATGGGATGGTCCATTAGATACTACTGGTTTACCAAAAGGTAAAGGGTCTAGTAGCGGTAAAGATGGTATTATACTTAATAATATTAAACCACAATATAACGGAGAGCCAATTACGCAAAGAGCAAAACCTAAATTTTAAGCTATGTCTTTAGATCTAGTAAAAAAGAATAGTAATTCTCCTTTTCAATTACAAAGAAGTATTGTAGATCAAGGTGGCAGCGGAGGTGCTTATGAATCAGGCGGATTTAATCCGGATATGGTTTATAATAACGATGCAGCCAATGCTGCGGTTGAATCACTAGGCAAAGTAATTGGAGCTGCTATATCTTCAAGAACAGCTGCAGATAATAATGCGTCTGATGTTAAAACAAAAGAACGTTTAGATAAAAAGCAAGCCAGATTATCTGAAAAGAAAAGTACATTAACTGGTATGGAAGACGTTTCAAAAAGCGTTAGACTAGGAAATAGAATTGAAAGATCTGAAAATAAAGAGGCTAAAGTTGTAAAAAGAATTAACGAATACGAAAAAAGTCAAAAATTACCTATAACATCTACTTTAACTTCAAGTTTAAATTCTATTAATACTAAACCAGCGGCTGCAGTAACTACAAAAACCCATGGGACTAAAAAACCTTTTGACTTTGGTAATGTTTTGTCAAATTCTCAAACTGCTGACAAACTTAAGAATTTTAGATTAAGATAATAATATAATAAAAAACAATATATCATGGCAATCAAGAAAAAAATTGTAGAAAAAGCAACAGGTGAAAAATATGCTTCTAAAGCAGCAATGGCTAAACACGAAAAAAAAGAATCTAAGTCAATGCAGAAAAAAGAAGCTATGAAAGGTAAGTCTCCTGCTAAAATGAAAAAATGCTAATATGGCATTTATAATGAAGGGATCTCCGTACAACGCGGTTAATACCCCTATTTATAGTGTTGATATGGATGACAATGTTTTAGGTATGGCTCAGAATAATGGAACTATACTTATAAACAAAAATGTTTCTCCATTAGAAATAAAAAAAAGCAAAACCGTGGAACACGAGATGGTTCACATCGATCAAATGAAGAGGGGTGATTTGAATTATACTGATTCTCATGTTTTGTGGAAAGGTAAAAAATACTCAAGAGCATCTATGAAAGAAGGTAGCAAAAAGTTGCCTTGGGAAGTAGAGGCTTATAAAAAGCAGTAATTACACGTAATACTAATAATAAATAAAAACATAAAATGGCATTCACGCAAAAACCAGGAAGAACTCCGTTTTTAAAAACAGGAAATGGATTACCTTCTCCACTTAATATGATTGGAGAAAAAGGTAACAAATCAGGATATGATCCTAAAACTTCTCCAGTACCTAATACAGAGAATAAAGGTAAATTTGAAAAAGTATTAGACAGAACAAAAACTAATATTTTTTTAAGAGGAGGGGATAAGCAAATAATTAAGTCCGCTAGAATTGGATCAAAAGCTGCTGAAGCTATTGAAAGCGAATATAAAAAAGTAAAAGCTGATACAGAATCTAGAAGAAAAGAAAACACAAATTTCTTAGAATCAAGAATGACTACAGGTGAAGTTGCGGATAAAAATATTAAATCACCTATGAAACAGAAAGTTAGTAAAAAGACTGCTTACGATATTAAAGAGGCAAGCAATCAAAAATTAAAACCTAGTGCTAGAAAGCATTATGCTGAGAATGCTCAAGCAGCAATGAAAAACAAAAAGAAAAAATAATAACTATAACCAATTAAATTAAATAAAAATGTCAGAAACAAAAAAGATTACAGCAGAACAATTAGAAACACTTGTTAAAACACAAAGAGAGCTTAACGAGATATTAGTAAACGTAGGAGTTTTGGAATCGCAAAAGCACAGTTTATTACATCAGTTAGCTGAAGTTAATAAAACTAGCGAGGAATTCAAAACGGAATTGCAAGCAGAATATGGGTCTATCAATATTAACTTAGAAGATGGTTCTTATGTATTAGCAGAGGAAAATAAAGAAGAGCCTGCTAAACTTGATGTAGTGTAATAATGGATGCTGTTATTAGAAAAATAAGTATTGGCACGGACTATAAAAACGAGGCAATGCACTATTCCATCGGACAGCAAGTGTACGGAGGTCATGAGATTGCTTATATAAAGTTAGATCAAAAAGATTCTTCTTATAACATCTATATAAAAAAAGGAGATGAAGTCATGCCTTGGAAGAAATTCAATTCCAACATGGCTATCTCTGTTGAATACGATTTGGAATATTAATGAACAGTGTATTTAATTTTATCGTTAAGCCAGTTGGTGATAGATACGATAATAAAATTAAAGTAGACGGCAAAGAGCTTATACTAAATACAAAAATAGAAAGTTTTAAATCTGTGAATAACTTAGCGGAGGTAATATCTACCCCGCTAGCTTATTCGACTAATATAAAAGTAGGTGATATTATTGTTATACATCATAATGTTTTTAGAAGATTCTATGACATACGAGGTAATCAAAAGAATAGTAGAGCGTATTTTATGGATGATTTATACTTTTGTGATCTGGATCAAATTTATTTGTATAAGTCGAATGACAAATGGCAAACAGTTGGAGAAAGATGTTTCATAAAGCCATTAAAAAATACCGATCATTTAAAGCTTGATAAAGAACAAAAGCTTATTGGTATATTAAAGTACGGAAATAACTCCTTAGAAGAGCTTAAAATAAGCGAGGGAGATCTTGTCGGGTATACTCCTTATGGTGAATTTGATTTTATCATAGAAGGTGAGCGCCTTTATTGTATGAAATCTAATGATATTGTAATTAAGTATGAATATAAAGGAAACGAAACAGTCTATAATCCAAGCTGGGCACAAAGCAGTTCTTGAGTTAATTAAGGTGGCTGAAGAAGCAATACTAGATAATGGTGAAGATGATTTGTCTGCTGATAAATTAAAGAATGCTGCCGCAACTAAAAAGCTAGCAATATTTGACGCGTTTGAGATACTCAGTCGTATTGAAGAAGAAGAAAAGCTATTAGTTGAAGTGGAAAAAGAAGCGGAAGTTAAGGTGTTTAAAGGGTTTGCAGAAGGGAGATCTAAATAATGTACGAGCAAACACTATATAAGATAGTGCCTGACTATATAAAGTCAAGTGTTATTAAACAGAACAATCGCTTAAACAAGTGGAAATATGGATATGATAAAGACCATGATGTGGTTGTTATTAGTAAAACTGGAAAGATTGGTGAGATTGTTGAGATCCAGAATTTAAAAATAGCATTACCATTAGTAGAAAACGCTTATTCAAGATCTGCTAAAAAAGAAGAACAGTATTGGGAGCAAATGGACTACCCAAAAGAGATAAGTAAAATAAAAAGCACATTTGATTGGAATAAACAACCGGATTCTTTTAAGGATAGATGGTATGATTACATCGACAATGAGTTTAAATACCGGGAAGAAGGTTTATTCTTCTATAACAATGGAACTCCAACTTATATAACAGGTACACATTATATGTATTTGCAGTGGAGCAAGATTGATATTGGAGCACCTGATTATAGAGAATCAAATAGATTATTCTTTATATTTTGGGAAGCTTGTAAGGCAGATGCAAGATGTTACGGAATGTGCTATTTAAAGAATAGACGTTCTGGATTTTCATTTATGTCATCTTCCGAATTGGTAAATCAAGCAACTATATCTAGTGATTCCAGATTTGGTATATTATCAAAATCAGGAGCTGATGCCAAGAAAATGTTTACAGATAAGGTTGTACCTATATCTATTAACTACCCGTTCTTTTTCAAACCTATACAAGACGGTATGGATAGACCAAAAACGGAATTAGCTTATAGAATACCAGCGTCTAAATTAACCAGAAAGAAGTTAGATTCTAATGACAAGGTTGAAGAGATGGATGGACTGGATACAACTATTGACTGGAAGAATACAGGTGATAACAGTTATGATGGTGAAAAATTAAAACTGTTAGTTCATGACGAGAGCGGTAAATGGGAAAAACCGGATAATATATTAAATAACTGGCGTGTTACAAAAACATGTTTGCGTTTGGGATCCAGAGTTATCGGTAAATGTATGATGGGTTCTACTTCTAATGCTTTAGACAAAGGAGGAGAAAATTTTAAAACACTTTATTATAATTCAGATGTTACGAAAAGAAACCGCAATGGACAGACTAGTTCAGGACTATATAGTTTGTTCATACCTATGGAATGGTCGTACGAGGGATTCATTGATACTTATGGCTTACCTGTCTTCGACACTCCAGAAAAACCAATCAAAGGAGTCGACGGAAACGAAATAGAATACGGCGTTATTGAACACTGGCAAAACGAAGTAGATGGTTTGAAATCTGATCAAGATGGATTAAACGAATACTACCGTCAGTTCCCAAGAACAGAACAACACGCGTTTCGTGACGAAACAAAACAATCCTTATTTAATCTTACAAAGATCTACGAACAAATAGATTACAACGAAGATCTAAGAAATACCGATGTAGTAACCCGTGGAAGCCTTCAATGGGAGAACGGTATTCCTGATACAAGAGTTATATTCTACCCTAATAAAGACGGTAGATTTTTAGTTTCTTGGATACCTCCTGTTCATTTACAAAATAGAGTTATAGTTAAAAACGGCGTTAAATATCCTGGCAATGAACATTTAGGTGCTTTTGGATGTGACCCTTATGATATATCTGGAACAGTAGACGGCAAAGGATCTAACGGAGCATTAAGCGGACTTACTAAATTCTCTATGGAAGATGTTCCACCTAACACATTCTTTTTAGAATATGTAGCTAGGCCTCAAACAGCAGAGATATTCTTTGAAGAAGTATTAATGGCTTGCATATTTTACGGTATGCCAATACTAGCAGAGAACAACAAACCAAGATTATTATTTCATTTCAAACGAAGAGGATATAGAAGTTATTCAATGAACCGTCCTGATAAAGTTTGGAATAAACTATCTATAACAGAAAAAGATATTGGAGGAATACCAAACTCGAGTGAAGATATAAAGCAGGCTCACGCCGCGGCAATAGAATCGTATATAGAAGATTTTGTTGGTTTCACTGAAAATGGATTTGGTAATATGTATTTCAATAAAACTTTAAATGATTGGTCTAGATTTAATATAAATGACCGAACAAAATATGATGCTGCAATCAGTTCAGGATTAGCTATTATGGCGTGTAACAAAAGTAGATATGCACCATCAGCACCTGTAAATAGACAGACATACAACTTAGGAATTAAAAAATACGACAATACAGGTTCTTTATCAAAAATATACTAAATGAATATATACACAAATACAAATAGCGCTTTTCCAAGTCAGGTGGTACCGGATGCAGTTAAGGCTTCTGAGGAATATGGCTTACAAGTATCTCGTGCTATAGAGCAAGAGTGGTTTGACCAAGGCCGTACTACTCAGAACAGGTATTTATCTAATTGGAATAACTTTCATCAATTAAGGTTATATGCTAGAGGAGAGCAGTCTGTACAAAAATATAAAGATGAATTAGCTACAAACGGTGATATTTCATACTTAAACTTAGATTGGAAACCGGTGCCTATCATATCTAAATTTGTGGACATTGTTGTTAATGGTATGTCGCAAAAAGGATACGATATAAAAGCATACGCTCAAGATCCTGAGTCATTAAAATCTAAAACAAATTACGCGCAATCAATCCTAAGGGACATGTATGCGCAAGACCTTATTGCAAAAGCAAATGCTTTAACTGGAGAGAACTTACAAAACTCACCGTTAGCTAAAGACGAATTGCCGGAAACAAAAGAGGAATTAGAATTGCACATGCAACTTAACTATAAGCAATCAGTAGAAATTGCAGAAGAGGAGGCTATCAATAATACATTGGCTCAAAACAAATGGGATGAGACTAGACGTAGACTAAACTACGATTTAGCCGTGTTAGGTATTGCTTGTGCTAAAACAAATTTTAATGTAAGCGAAGGAATTAAAGCAGAATATGTTGATCCAGCTTACTTAGTTTATTCTTATACAGAAGATCCTAACTTTGA